GAGTACGGGTTGGGTACCTGGCACTTGAAGAGTCAAATAGACGAACCGCACTTGGATTGATGTCCACAGCTGTAGGTAAAGCATTACACATTGGAGAACATGACCACAAAGAACTCGAAGACGATTTTCATCGTACCCTTGCTGATTGGCATCTCTACTTGTTTGATGGCTTTGGTTCTTTTGACCCGGACATTATTTACAATAGGATCGAATACCTTGCCAGTGGACTGGAGTGTCGTGTTGTATTCTTAGATCACCTCAGTATATTATTGAGTGGTCTTGATGGAGATGAACGACGCACAATCGACCAGACAATGACTAGACTGCGAAGCCTAGTCGAACGTACAGGAATATCTTTATTCCTCGTATCACATTTACGGAGAACAGGAAATGATAGGACTTCGCACGAAGAGGGAGGAAAAGTGTCCCTTAGTCAGCTCAGAGGATCTGCGGGAATTGCTCAATTATCAGATCAAGTCATTGCCATCGAAAGAAATCAGCAGTCCGATGATGAACGAGATATTGCAACTCTGCGAATCATTAAAAATCGTTATTCAGGCGAAACAGGTTTCGCAGGGAAGATCAAATTTAACTTAGAGACCTCACGTTTTACTGAACATGAAGCTACGAAATCACCAATTTTCAACCCGGCCACGGATTTTTGAAGGTAGTGAATATGAACACCCATGGTATAAATATTTGAATAGACCTAAACCACCTAGCAAGGAAGCAATTGAGAAAGCAAAATTCGTTGATAAAACCTACAGTTGGGACAGTGGTGTTCGATCTGGAAACAAACGGATTACTAAATGATGCTACCCGTATCCACTGTATATCACTCTCTTGGGGTGAAGATGACCGTATTGAATCGTTTAATGATGAACCTTATGCGGATAGCCCGAAAGAGTTACCGATGGCTTCTAACTACTCCATTACTACAGGAATCAGTTGGCTCGAAACTGCTGACGTTCTTATTGGTCACAATATCATCGGCTTTGACCTACCTATTATTAAAAGGCTTTACCCCTATTTTAATCCTAGGGGGGTTATTATTGATACTCTTTTGTTATCTCGCTTATATCATCCGAATTTATTCGATATAGATAAAGCTAGATGTTGGAAACATATGCCACTGCAATTATATGGCAGGCATTCACTCGAGTCATACGGATACCGTCTGAATGAATACAAAGGAAACTTTGGAAAAACTACAGATTGGTCTGAATGGTCGAAAGAAATGCAAGATTATTGCGAACAAGATGTTATAGTTACCACTAAACTATGCAACCATTTCCACAAATACCTGAATGGATCACATTCGAACATCAGGTAGCACAAATATTAACACAACAGGAGATTAATGGATGGTACTTTGATGAATGCGCTGCACGGGAACTTGAATCTGCTCTCCGAAAAGAGTATGAGGAAACTACTAAGCTACTTCGAAACAGGCACCCTTACGTTGCAGGACCATTATTTACTCCTAAACGAAACAATCGGACCCAAGGCTATGTCGAAGGATCTCCGTTTACCAGACTTAAAGAACTAAACCCTACATCTAGGGATCACATAGCATGGATACTAACGCAACATTATGGCTGGAAACCGTCATTAATGACCTCTACGGGGAAGCCAGTTATAGACGAGACGGTATTGAAGGATATTGGGACGGATATAGCTCTGAGTTTTCTGACACTATTGGATCTGACGAAAAAGTTAGGGATGATATCAGAAGGCGTCAACGCATGGCAGAAGCTTGCTACGAAGTCTAGTAGGATTCACCACCATTGTTCAGTAGCAACAGCTACATTTAGATGCGCCCATCGATCTCCGAATCTCGGACAAGTGCCTAGTGATGAAAGATTTCGACGTTTATTTACTGCTAGCCCGGGCTTACGAATGGTCGGTGCTGATCTTAGCGGTATTGAGTTACGCATGCTTGCCCATTATCTTGCAAGATGGGATAAAGGAAGGTATGCAGAAGTGCTCTTGCATGGCGACATACACCAGGAAAACGCTGATAAAATCGGTATTAGTAGATCACAAGTCAAGACTGTCACCTATTGCTTTTTGTACGGTGGCGGCGATATTAAAATAGGCCACTCCTATGACAAACAATTATCAGAAGAAGAAGCTCGTAAGAAGGGCAAAGAGATACGTAAAGCTTACGTTGAAGCCATACCTGGCCTTAAGGATTTTCTGGAGGCGGTACGTAAAGTGGTGCCAAGGGGTTATGTTCATGGACTCGACCACCGTCGTATCCTGTGTGACTCGAGGCATAAGTCCGTCAATTACCTCATCCAGGGGTCATCAGCGATCCTCGCCAAGCGATGGATGGTATTAGCCAATGAACATATCAAAGAGATGGATCTATGCTGCAGTCAGCTCGCTTTTGTTCACGACGAGCTACAGTATGAATGTACACCAGAACATGTTGATGACCTCAAATCTCTTCTTGTTCTTTCCGCTGCTGAGGCGGGAGAGTACTACAACTTGCGAATCCCAATAGCAGCTGAGGCCAGTAGTGGTCTTAATTGGGCAGACACCCACTAATTTATGAAAATATTATGCGATGCTGACTTCATCGTCTACAAAAACTGTGCAGCACAAGAAAATGAAATTGATTTTGGTAATGATGTTATCCTTGTCACTTCTAATTTCAGTGAAGCATACAATGCAACCAAACGAGAACTTACCAAGATTCAAAACAAACTTGGGTCATTCTCTGATATAATATTATTCTTTTCTGACAGTATAAATTTCAGGAAACAAATTATGGCTGATTATAAAGGCCATCGTAATCGCAAGAAACCTTGTGGTTATAAACGGGTCATCAATGCTCTTAGAAAAGAGTATAAGGTTATTATAAAGCCTGGTTTAGAAGCTGATGATTCAATGGGCATTTATGCCACCAAATATCCAGGGAATATTATTGCCTCACCTGATAAGGATATGAGACAGATCCCCGGTCAATTATATAATTTCGATGAAACATTCACAGTCAGCAAAGAAGAGGGAGCGGCTTGGCATCTTATTCAATCAATTTCTGGCGATCAGACTGACGGCTATGGCGGAGTCCCTGGAATTGGCGTCAAAAGAGCTGAGACGTTATTCAAGGAAAAAGGTTACTCATGGAAAACCGTAGTACAAGCTTTTAAAGATAAGGACTTATCTGAAGAAGATGCTTTAGTTAACGCACGGTTAGCTCGAATTTTAACAGCAGATGATTATGACTTCACCAAAAAACAACCAAAATTATGGTCCCCCGCCTCCGATTACGAAGTTAACTATGGATCAAGATCTAAAGTTAAGGCAACTTGAACTTAGATTAAACAGTGATGAAGTTGATA